CAAAAAAAGATGAGTAATCGTAAATTCACTTGGTGCCAAGATTTAGAGGGTAATTCAGGTTCACAGAGCTTTAATACTTTGTCATCTAAGTTTGGTGATGGATATGAGCAAAATGTCTCAATAGGAATCAATAACCGAACAGGTACTTGGCAATATTCACGGACAGCAAAAAAAGCCGAAATTATGCAAATCAAAGCATTCTTTGATGATCACAAAGGAGCTGACTCGTTTCTTTGGGATTCGCCTTTAGATGGTGAGGTTCGAGTTAAAACAGGTGAATATCAACCCCGCTGTTTGGGTGGTGATGTTTGGCAAATCTCAACGACTTTCACCCAAGTTTTTTACCCTTAATTTAAACCCCTTTGATGCCCCTTTTTAGGGGCTTTTTTTATGCGAGTAAGAAAATGACGATTCAAACTGTTAATCTTGGTTCAGCTCCGACTGGCGCAGGCGGTGATACTTTCCGTTCAACTGGCGCAAAAGTAAATGAAAACTTCACAAATAATACCCATGCAGCTAGTCGTTATGTAGGTACTGCTGCTGGGAATGTGATGGAAGTCGGTGCTTTTGGTTTAGGTTTAACTCAAAATACAAGATATGTTCCACCAAGTGAAGATATATCAAATTTGCCAAATGGAATGTATTGCATTGAAAATGGTGGACATTCAGGAATTTTGATAAGACAGTCAGCTTCTGCGGGTAAAAACTTGTTAGGGATATTAGGTTTTCCATCTGATCCTAATACGTCCGCTCCATTTTATTACAAAATTAATTTAGAGAATGGTAAAACCCTTCAATCACAACAAGCTTATAAATATATTTTTCATACAACTCAAAATACTATTACTGACAGTAATGGCTTCATTAAGTCAGCATCACCGGTTGTTAAATTGTTTGCAGATAAAATTGAACCTAACGATGAAGCTGCTGAACAACCCCTCTCTTTTGAGAAATTAGGCATTGGTCATTACCTTGTTAAAGGATCATCCGGTTTTGCTAAAGAAGGTTGGTGGATTGAAATTCCGACCGACACTCACGGCAATAAAATTTGTGCAGTTGAATATCAAACTTTAGAAAACGGTGATCTTGAAATTAAGACCTTCAAGAAAAAGCTAAATGATGAAGGCGATATTGTTGCGAATCTTGATGCACCAATCGATATTCCGAACAATGCAAATGGTGAGCCGCGCTGGATTGATATTCGTTTAAACAGTATCAAGAAGACAATCGTCAGAAAAATTCCACGTACTGAAAAACAACCGCGTATGGTCCAGCAAGTAAAATATGCTCCGCAGCTGACTTATATCACTAAATACGAAGATTTATTTGATGATGAAGGAAAAGCTGTAATTGTGGATGGCAAGAACTATAAAAAGCCAGTAACCCACATTCAGACTGATCAAAACGGCACACCCATCCTATCAAATCAACCAGTCATTAATGAAAATGGTGAGCCAGTTTTTGAATGGGTTCAAGCAGTTGATAGTGAAGGAAATCCTGTTTTTGATGATGTGCCAGTCTTAGACAAAGATGGAAATCCAATGTATGACGAGGTGACTTATGACCCTGAATAGTGATTTCCAGAAACTATATGTAGATGGATTAATCCATTTGTATGAACTAGATGCCAGCTCACTTGGAGCTGGCATTTTACGTTTCCACGGGCATATAGCTTTTCAAGATTGGGAAAAAATTTACTCATCCATCGGATCTGAAGGATTGATCGGTGCAGATTCAGGAAGCATTGGAAAGATTTTTGACACTGGTGATCAGAAAGTATGGAACCGAAATATTATCTGGCAAGGTCAAGTTTTTGAGCCAATGGCCTTGGAAGTATCTGGGCTTGAAATGCGTTCAGATGGTAAAGCTTCAGCGCCAACTTTAAGCATGGCCAACAATATCAACGGCATTCAAAATGCTGTATCTGCTTACTGTTTGCAGTTTAAAGACTTTGCTGGTGCAAAGCTTAAAGTCATTACCACTCTTGCTAAATATCTTGATGCCGAAAACTTTACAGTGGGTAACCCAACTGCATCGAATGAATCAAAAGAGCAAATCTGGTACATCGAGCAAAAGACATCTGAAAATGCACAACAAGTGACTTTCGAGCTGTCCAATCCAATCGATTTTGAGGGTTTAAAAATCCCAGTTCGCCAAATAACTTCACTTTGTCATTGGTGCATGGTCGGGAAGTACCGGGGTGAGGAATGCGGTTACACAGGTGTAGCAATGTTCACTGATAAAGATGAGCCAACTGATAATCCGGCACTTGATCGATGCGGAGGACGTTTACGTTCTTGCCGATTGCGATTTGGTGAAAATAAACCGCTGCCATTTGGTGGTTTCCCGGCTTCAAGCTTATTGTGAGGTTTTATGAAACTGACGGCAAAACATAAAAAAGCAATCATGGCACATGCTGATGAATGCTATCCACACGAGTGCTGTGGGGTGATTATTGATAAGCAATATATTCCTTGTCGCAATATTTCTAAAAACTCTGATCAATTCGAAATCCATCCAGAAGATTTAGCTATAGCAGAAGACCAGGGCGAGATATTAGCGTATGTGCATTCACACCCTGACGGAACTACACGAGCCTCAGAACTAGACTTAATTCAGATTGAGTTACATCAAAAGCCGTGGGTAATTTGTTCATATCCGGATCTTGATTTTCAAGTTTATGAACCTTGTGGTTATCGCGCCCCCTTAGTGGGGCGTAATTATATTCATCATTATCAGGACTGTTATGCACTAGTCCGTGACTTTTATGATCGTGAGCTAGGTATTAAGTTGCCAGACTTTGAAAGAAAAGATGGCTGGTGGGAGGACAAAGATCATCCGTCAATATTGATTGATAACTTTCCGAAAGCCGGTTTCTATGAAGTGGACACTCCGCAATATGGAGATATGTTGATTTGCCGAGTACCACGAACAGAACACCCAAATCATTGCATTATTTGGCTTGGTGATAATGCAATGCTGAAGTCCGAAGATACCGAACCTTGTATTGGCAATACATTAATTTTGCATCAGCTTCACGGCCGTAAATCTATACGTGAAATCTATGGACCGCAATGGTCAACCAGAACGGTAAAAATCTTGAGGCATAGAGATGTTAAAAACAATTAAGTTGTACGGCATCTTGGGCCAAAAGTTTGGTCGTGAATTTAAGCTCGATGTCGCAAATACGCGTGAAGCCATGCGTGCTTTATCAGTTCAGATCGCTGGCTTTGAGCATTTTATGTTGCATGCACATGAGCAGGGTCTACGCTTTGCCGTGTTTTTAAAGGGTAAGAACTCAAGTAATAAGCGTGGCAAGAAACGCCCAGCGATTTATGACCACGAAACCAAGCGGCTAATCACTGGTGACAATATCGGTGAGGAACAGCTTGATATGAATACTGAAGCTGAGGTTATTCATATTGTTCCACGTGTAGTTGGTGCAGGCGGTAATGGAATATTACAGACTGTATTGGGTGCTGTGATGGTCGTGGTGGGGGTTTTAGTAACTGTAGGCACATTGGGCGGTGGAGCACCACTCGGTGCTGCATTGATTGGCTCAGGTATTGGAATGATGCTTGGTGGAGTGGCCATGATGCTTATGCCAAAGGTTGATACTACTCAAGATCAAAACCAAGATGGAAACAGAGCGAATAAAGGCTTTGGCGGTGCAGTTACCACAGTTGCACAAGGTAATCCTGTTCCAATTCTTTATGGTCAACGGGAAATCGGCGGCTTCATTATCAGTGCTGGTCAATATCCAGAAGATCAGATGTAAATTTTAATTAACAGGCGCTTTCTAGCGCCTTTTTTATTGCGTGAGATTTCTTATGAATGCAGTAGTAGGCGCAAAAAAAGGCAGCAATAAACAACGACAACCCGTAATTTCACCAGATTCTGCACAATCGAAAACTTTTATCAAGGAGCTTCTTGGGCTATCTGAAGGAGAAATTGAAGGTCCTGCAAATGGACTTCAGTCAATTTATTTAGAAGAAACTCCTCTTCAGAACGCAGACGGAAGCCTTAACTTTGAAAATGTAAAAGTTGATTTTAGAAATGGTACTAATGATCAGGAATACATTGAGGGTTTTCCAGCAGTCGAAAGTGAAACCGCCATCGATGTGGAGTTAAAGTCTGAAACGCCATGGGTTCGAGCTTTTAGTAATCTTGATCTTGATGCTGTTCGTTTGCGCTTAAAGTGGGGTCCTTTGCGTACTCAGAATGCTACAAATGGTGATGTATCAGGCGTAACGATCGAATACGCAATCGATTTACAGACTGATGGAGGTGTCTGGACTGAAGTACTAAAAACCAAGATTTCAGATAAGACTTCTGCAAATTACGAGCGAGCACACCGCATTGATTTGCCTCGAGCTGATTCTGGTTGGCTTGTACGTGTACGCCGTCTGACGCCGAACTCATCTTCTGAATATATCAGCGACAAGATGTATATTGCAGCTGTTACAGAAGTGATCGATGCGAAATTACGTTACCCAAACACAGCATTATTGGGCCTTCAATACGATGCCGAGACCTTTGGAAACGTTGCTAAAGTTGCTGTGGATGCGAAGGGGAGAATCCTAAAAGTCCCTACAAATTATAATCCGGTTACACGTCAGTATATTGGAATGTGGGACGGTACTTTCAAAGAGGCATATTCCAATAATCCAGCTTGGATCTATTACGATATATGCACCGTAGACCGTTATGCTTTGGGTGACCGATTAACCCCGCTAATGGTTGATAAGTGGTCTTTATATCGTTTAGCACAATACTGTGACCAAATGGTGCCGGATGGGTTGGGCGGTCAAGAACCACGCTTTACTTGTAACGTTTATCTTCAGAGTGCCGAAGGTGCATTTGAGATTTTAACTAAGTTAGCTGGTGTATTCCGTGCTATCACATTTTGGGATGGTAATAGCATTATTTGTGATGCGGATATTCCCCAAGATACTTACTTCACGTATACCCGGGCTAATGTTATTGATGGCAATTTTGAGTACGCGGGAACCCGTGCTCGAGATAGACATAATGTTGTAAAAATTGCATGGGATAACCCAGCTAATCACTACAAAACCGAATATGAGTTTGTTCGCGATGAAAAGGCGATTGCTGAGGCCGGCCAAGTTCGTATTTTGGAAATTGATGCTTGGGGATGCACTTCGCGTGGACAAGCGCAGAGAGCAGGCTGGTGGGCATTAGAGTCTGAGCAACTTGAAACACGTACTGTGTCCTTCAAGGTTGGTCTGGACGGTTATATACCATTGCCGGGGAAAGTGATTGAAGTTGCTGATCCTTTATTTGCAGGTCGTGCAAATGGTGGTCGTGTATCAGCTATTTCAGCAGATCGTAAAAGCATTACGCTTGACCGTGATGATGTGGTCGCAGTTGCCGGTGACAGGCTGATTATTAATGGCGAGGATGGAAAGGCTCAAGCGCGTATTGTTCAATCTATCTCTGGTCGAGTTGTTACTGTTACTCATGAGTTTGACGCTATTGCTACTCAAAATGTGTGGGTAATGGATGCCCAAGATTTAGCAACAATGAAGTTTCGAGTGATCTCGATTACTCAAGACGAAAGTCATCAATTTTCAGTGACTGCACTTCAATATAACCCAGCCAAATTTGATGCGATCGATAAAGGTGCTTATTTTGATGAGGTTCCGATTTCGATTGTGAACCCGTCACTACAAGACCCTGTTTCTGATTTAACGATTACAAGTGAAAGCAGAGTAGACCAGGGAATTAACGTAGCAACAATGATTGTGTCCTGGGCGCAAGCAAAAGGTGCAGTTAAGTATCAGGTTGAGTGGCGTAAAGATGATGGTAGTTGGATTAAGCTGCCAATTACTGGCAACAACTCAGTCGAAGTACCAGGCATTTATGCAGGGCAGTATCAAGCACGTGTAACAGCGATTTCTGCATTTGAGATCGCTTCTTTACCAGTTTATTCAACTTTGACTGAACTCTCTGGTAAGCAGGGTTTACCTCCAAAATTGGCATTTATCCAAGCGACAGGAATCTTATTTGGCATTCAACTGAATTGGGGTTTCCCTGCAACTGGTGCTCTAGATACAGCTTATACCGAGATTCAGGTTTCACCGGATGGTACCAGCAACATTACTCAACTGGGCTTATTCGCTTATCCAACTACCACACATACGATTCAAGGCTTGCAGCCAAATCTGACTCAATTTTATCGTGGCCGCTTGATCGATAGGATTGGAAACATTGGATCATGGTCGGACTGGACTCATGCGACAACTTCTGCCGATGCAACAGATGTTCTTGAGCTCTTGAACAATCAAATAAGTGAAACACAACTTAGTCAGGATCTTAAAACCAAGATTGATCATATTGAGACTATTGATGCTGAAATTGGACCAATTAAGCAAGATATTCAAAATACGAAAGATCGGATTGCACAAGAAGTCATTGATCGACAAAACGCTATTCAGCAAGCCAAAGATGGTTTATCACAGCAAATTATTGATGGTGATGAAGGTGTTCTTGAAGTTGTAAATACTGTTAAACAGTCAAGTGAAGATGGTATTGCAGCAGTTCAGCAAGACATTCAAGTTGTTGCGAATGATCTTTCACTTGTAGCAGAAAAAACGGACGGTGTATATGCACAGTTAAATCCACCTTTGATTGGATCTGAGTCTGATTTGATCGGTAATGATCAGGGCTTCGCTGGCACATGGTCTGTTCAATCGGCAATGATCGAAGGGGATTTAGCACTTAGTAAGCGTATTGATACGACAGTTGTTGAAGTTAATGATTTACGTGCTTACGCACGGCAAGAAGTTGAAGCGCGAATTGAAGGCGATAAAGTAACAGTTCAAAAGATTGATACGTATATCGCAAGTAATGATAGTGCTCTTGCAACTGTACGCCAATCTGCACAGGTAGCAGTTGAGCAATCATCGGCAAATGCCGAAGCGATTGATTCCATTAATCTTGAGCTTGATGATAAAGCATCAACTGGTGCACTTGATCAAGTTAAATCAGATATCAAAGATGTTGATAATAAGATTATTGCTCAGACTACGAGAATTGACGGCGTATATGCACAGCTTAACCCGCCTTTAATCGGCTCGGAATCCGAGTTAATTGGTAATGAGGGAGGTTATGCAGGCGTATGGTCGGAGCAATCTGCACGTATTGAAGGCGATTTGGCTCAATCTAAACGTACAGATCAAGTTGTTGCAACGATTAAAGAAAACGATGCTTTATACAAGCAACAAATCAAAGCGAATGCTGATGCTGTTTCTGCAAACGTGCAAGCAACAACAACCTTGCAAACAACCGTAGGTCAAAACACCGCATCAATTCAGGAGGTGAGCGAATCAGTAAACGGCTTGTATGCGCAAAAGTACATCAAGCTTGACGTAAACGGCAAAGTTGCAGGATGGGGCGGTGCTAACGATGGCAAAGAATCTGATTTTATTCTGAACTTTGATTCATTTGCGATTGGTTCAGGTGATAGCACTGGTTATTACCCATTCATTTTCCGCAATACGCCTTACACCGACCCAAACACAGGCACGGTATTTCCGGTAGGGGCTTATCTCAAAACCGCATTTATGGATTATGCATCTATTGATACGTCCCATATTAAAGACTTGGCTGTGAAATCTGCGCAGATTGATAATTTGGCGGTGACTAGTGGGAAGATTGATGATTTGGCGGTGACTACGCTAAAAATTCAAAATGAAGCAGTTACAGTGCCAATTGGAGTCTCAAACCCAAATATTGTACGGACCACTGGGAATTTTTTCCCGCAATACTTTGATTTCACTGCTCAATTGACCGAGTGGGAAGCAAAGTTTAGCCCGCTTGCGACGATAACGCTAAATAGACAAGGAGGGCAATGCAGATTTGATGCTTCTTGTAATGTAGCAGCATCTGCATATTTGACTGCTTATGCTCAAGACAACGGCAATCTTAGTGAAAATGACAGATTGATGCTCAGATTAGTGCTTTCTGTATACAAAGGGTCTGTTCTGGTGGGGCGAGCGGAAGTGCCGCCGACACAAGTGCTTGGTCAATCTGGATTCTATTTTGAAGGAGCTATAAACGCTCTTGCGATAATAGACACTGATAACACAATTGGTACTACGACTTACACTCTTAAGCTTGGATTTGCAAATAGAGGGAGTAGAGCAATAAGAGTTGTATTGAATCACCCATCAGGTGTATTCGGTGTGAATAACATTCGTTTTGTTGCGCTGGAGCTGAAAAAATGACAGCAATTATTTCAAAAAATGGCGAAATTCTTCAGATGATTTATGCAAATGAAGAAACAGTTGTTTTAAACACCCCGAAAGATGGAGTTGCGGTTGATGACCCGCCAAGCTCAAATATGTTTTATCAGGGTGGGTGGGTAGAGATGCCTGCTCAGCCATCCCCGTACCACATATTTAACTATGACATAAAGCAATGGATTGACCCTCGCACCCTGGATGAAATCAAAGCCCAGAAGTGGGCCGAGATTAAAGTCATGCGAGATCAACTTGAGTTTGGTGGTTTTGAGTTTGAGGGCAATATTTATGACTCAGATCAAGTGTCACAAGGTCGTATCATGGGTGCGGCTGCTGCGGAGGTAGATCAAACATGGACACTTGCAGATAACTCAACAGTTGAATTGACAGCGCAGCAGCTTAAAGAGCTTTACGCTGCTTTGCAGGCACATATTGCAGGCGTTCACGAAAGAGGGCGTATTGCACGACAGAAAATTGAAACTGCTTTGACATATGAAGAAATTGAAGCAGTAAATTTTTAATTTAGAAATTTCTTAGATAGCACCCAACCGGGTGCTTTTTTATTGCCTAAACGAAAGGGGGAAGGCATGACTGAAAATGAATCATACGGGTTGAGATTTGAAAAGAAAATCGACTCCATTCAGAGTGATATTCGCATGTTGTCAGATCATGTTACTCGACTGACTTTCATTAATGAAGCGCACAAAGAGACTAGCGAACAGAACAAAAAAGATATCGATACATTGGATATCAAAGTCGCCAATTTAGAAAACCGCACAGCAGCGCAAGATGGTGGAATTTCTGTGCTACGTGTATTGCTGGGAATATTTGCAGGCATCGTATTTTCTTTATGTGCTTGGGTTGGTTCTTCAATTATTCAATTAAGCCAAGACCAGTCTTTAATTAAAGAGAAAGTATCACGATTGGAGAAAGCAGGACGATGAACAGTGAAAATACAAGAGCTTATCTAGCTTTCGCATTAGTGGGACTGATGTTTGTTTTAGTGATTGCTTTATTTTTTGTGGATATGCCACGTGAAAATAGCAATCTGATTAATACGGCATTGGGTTTTATTGCAGGGGCTATGACAACTGCATGTGGCTTTTATTTTGGTAGCTCTGAGTTAGAGAAAAAGAAAGGTGAATCCAATGACAACTAAACCATTCTTCGATGCTGCCCGAGTAATTGCAGGCGGCAAGCTTACACAGGCGCAAGTAGACGATCTAAATAAAGTGGTCGAAAAACTTGCACCAGGTGGAAAAACTACAAGTGATGATGGTATAGATTTAATAACTAGTTTTGAGGGCACGCGATTCAATGCTTACGATGATGGTGTAGGAGTCTGGACCATTGGCACTGGCACCACAGTTTATCCAAATGGTGTGAAGGTTAAGCAAGGTGACATTTGCACACCTGAGCAAGCTAAAGCCTATTTTAAACACGACTTAGCTAAATTTGAAAAGACTGTAAATGAATCTGTGACAGTTCCCATAACTCAAAATCAATTTGATGCATTAGTCTCTTTGACCTACAACATTGGTTCAGGTGCTTTTAAGGGCTCAACATTGCTCAAGTTGCTTAATAAAGGCGACTACCAAGGCGCTGCCGATCAATTCCTAGTTTGGAACAAAGCAGGTGGCAAGGTTATGAAGGGCCTAGTTCGTCGCCGAGAAGCAGAACGAGCACTCTTTTTAAAGAAGTAACTTATATGTGTCAGCGTACTAAAATTGCATCGATCATCACATTGCTGTGCCTCCTTTTCTCAGGTTGCACAGCTCACACTATTAATAGTAATGTGAATGTCTCGATTTGTGTAAGGGCTTTGTGATGTCGCAAGTCATGATCATGGTTTCGGAAGCGGGCAGAATGGAGAATACTTGCAATCTACCCGCTGATTTAGATAAGAACGGGAATGTTCTTAAAATCTATGACTACTCATTAAAAGAGTTGACCATTAATTTAGATGGCACTGTGACTTACAATGGCAAAAGATGGACCTTTGATAAGAAGCAAAACTTTTAGTCTTTCCAGCTATCTACAATATCAGCCCAGTCTTGCATCATTTTCCGTCTAGCCTCTAAGTGCTGCGAATGGTCGTACGATGCTTTTGTCTTGTTAGATTCAGCATGAGCAAGCTGTTTTTCTACCCAAGCTTCCTCATAGCCCTTTTCATATAGTAGGGTAGAAGCTGTAGCTCTAAAATCATGAGTGGTAACGCCTTTTAAGCCAATATATTCAAGCATACTGTTAAGCGTTTCTTTAGCTAACATGCCATCATTTTTCTTACTGAAAATAGCAGGGAAAACTAATTCGCTATCACCAGAGATTGTATATTGACGCTTAAGTACTTCATATACTTGGTCAGATATAGGGAGAATATGGATTCTGGATTTTTTCATTGCCTCTTCTGGAAATCTAATAAGTCGTGTATCAAACTCGACCCATTTCCATTGCATTTTTCTAATTTCAATTGCCCGAAGCATTGTATATAAGAGAATGAAGCCAGCATTCTTAACAGTCTCTGTTCCATTGTATTTAGGCAATTGAGTTCTTGCCTTTTTTCTTTCTTCTTTAGTTAAGGCTCTTGCATGTTTTACACGAGGTCGCTTGATAACATCGCGTACAGCATAAGTAGGGTCGTTCTCAAGCCTTAAAGTAGCAATTGCATAACGAGTTACAGCACCAATGAATCTTCGATTTTGTAAAGCAGCAGATTCACCCGTCATTTTTCCATTGGTTTCTTTAGTAACACGATTAATCGTATTATTTAAAATCTTCAATACGTCAGCCGCAGTCACATCTTTAATATTTTTTTTGCCAATAACTGGGCATATATCTTTTTCTAAAGCAGTATCGAACTTCTCTTGATAAATTTCAGACTTCAACGTCATACGTTTTTCTTTAAATTCGGCTGCAATAGCGTTGAATGTATTTTTTCCTTCTTCTAATGCCTTGGCCTTATTATTTTGTCTATCTTCTACTGGGTGAATACCTTTGGCTAATTTTACTCGCATTTCATCCTTTAAGATTCTAGCGTCTGCCAAAGTAATAGCCGGGTATTCGCCAAGACTCATAGAAGATTCTTTACCATTAAAAACAAACTTAAACCGCCAAACTTTAGCACCTGAAGGTCGGACTTCTATGTAAAGTCTATCTGCATCTAATATTCTGTAGACTTTTTCTTTAGGTTTCAGTGCTTTAATTTTAAGATCAGAAAGTTTTGCAGAGGCCATGAGGTAAGAGTAATTAGTTCGTTACCCGCATTATTACCCGTTTTTTTGGAGGATGTAAACAAACTATAAGGAACTAATAAGAACAGCAACTTTTATAATTCAATAACTTAGCTTTAAAAAAGGAACTATAGAGAATTAAAATAAACATCGACACTTATTATTCTTTACTACTGTTGCTTTCGCCATAATTCAAACTTCCACAATTGCCCCTATTGTGCCGTAAACTGATGCCAAGGTGAAGTTTTTTCCCACATATCAATATTTCGCCTCATGTATAACTTTTGCTAAAATAGGTGCACAATACAATTAGAGTACTAGCGGATGTCTAAAACGCGTGTAATTTATCCTGGAACATTTGACCCTATCACAAATGGGCACGTTGATTTAGTTACTAGAGCATCAAGAATGTTTGATGAGGTCGTAGTAGCGATTGCAATTGGACATCATAAAAATCCTTTGTTCAGTCTAGAAGAGAGAGTTGCACTGGCACAGTCATCATTAGGCCATCTATCAAATGTTGAATTTGTAGGTTTTGATGGTTTATTGGTTAATTTTTTCAAAGAACAAAAGGCTACAGCAGTACTTCGCGGTTTAAGAGCAGTATCTGATTTTGAATATGAGTTTCAATTGGCTAATATGAATCGCCAGTTGGACCCACATTTTGAAGCCGTGTTTTTAACACCTTCCGAACAGTATTCTTTTATTTCTTCGACGTTGATTCGAGAAATTGCACGCTTAAAAGGTGATGTAACCAAGTTTGTTCCGCAAGCTGTGGTTGAAGCTTTTGAGCGTAAACATCAACAAGGTTGGTAAAGTGTCGTTATATATCACCGATGAGTGCATAAACTGTGATGTTTGTGAACCAGTTTGCCCAAATGAAGCTATTTTTATGGGTGAAGTGATTTATGAAATTAATCCAGATTTATGTACAGAGTGTGTTGGTCACCATGACCAGCCACAATGTCAATTATTTTGTCCAGTCGACTGTATTCCTAAAGATCCGCAGCATGAGGAAACGGAAGAACAGCTATTAGACAAATATAAAAGATTAATTGCTCAAAAAAGCACAAGCAATTAG